TAGTTGATTATTTTATTATTGTTGAATCAACTTATACATTTGTTGGCAAAGAAAAATCATTATATTTTGATGAAAATAAAGACTTATTTGATAATTTTAAATATAAAATAATTCATATTATTGTAGATGATTTTCCATATAAATATCCAAACATTAATATAAATAATAATGAACAATGGACAAATGAAAATTTTCAAAGAAATTGTATTTCTCGTGGAATTGATAAAATTCAAGACAAAAATGATAACGATTTGATTATAATATCAGATTTAGACGAAATACCTGACCCAAATACTTTATTAAAAATAAAAAACAATGAAATATATAATAATATATTATGTAATAGCTTAGAAATGGATTTTTATTATTATAATTTAAATTTGAAAAATATGGATATATGGATACGTTCGAAAATTTTTACATTTTTTATGTATAATATTATGAATATGTCTTTGTCAGATATCAGGTTATCAGATTTCCCATCTATTCAAAATGGTGGTTGGCATTTATCATATTTTGGAGATAGCACTTTTATAGAAAATAAAATAAGAAATTTTTCTCATCAAGAATATAATACTATTGAAATAATTAAAACTATCGATAATAATGTATTTTCTAATAAAGACTTATTTAATAGGAGTTATATAAATTTTCAAACAATTCCTATTTCTGAAAATAATTATTTACCACCAAAATATGACATTTATTTGACAAAATTTTATAAATGAGAAAAGGTGTAAAAACATATTTTTTATCTGACCATTATAAATAAAAATATACTTCATCTACTGTTTCTAATATAGACGGTTCTGATAAATGGTCATATAGGAAATTTCGTAACTTCTTCGCAGAAGGTTTTTTACCATAGGGACTTTTCAACCACCAATCCCTCGGGTGTAATTTATTCCTATTTGATAATACTTGGTCCAGCGCCTCTCTGATATTTAATTCATCGGTGAAAAACGCGCCTGTCTCTTCGGTGATATATTTCGAACCGCAGATGATATTGCGGTTCATAATAACAGGAATATCTTTGATTATGGCCTCTGATACTACGCGGGGCGATGCGTCCGCAACATTGGGTACAAATAACATACGCGATTCATATATGCTCTTCTGGAATTCATCGTAGGGGAGAAAATCGACCACAGTTATTTTCGAACCATAGGCCTCCTCTAAACCGCAATTGACACGACCGACGACTAGGGCAGAGAGGCCATATTCCTTAATCATGATAGGAAAACATTTTTTCGCTAAATCGAAATTGCGATTGGTCGCATTCCAACCATCTATAGGACAGGTATCATCGTCTTTTAGACATACGTATATAAAATCATATTTCTTCTGTGCGGTTTTTATATTCTCCTCTGTATCCGCGTCGTAAAAATCCGATTCGCTCATATCCAATAGATTATTTCTATTCGTAAATCCATAATCGGTGGGGTCTTCGACACAAGAGAGCCAGTTCTCGATTTTTCCTATATAATCGAAATCGAAATTTGCGGTACTATCATCTGCTGTGCCATCTTTGAATGGTTTAGGAAAGGATTTGTATGCGGTTATACCGAAAATCTGTATTCCATTCTTTTTGTATTCGTCAAATAGGTCTACTTCTCGTTTGTCTCGGAAAGGTCCTGTCACTGCTACTATAGGAAGTATATTATCACTCGCGTCGTGGAAATAACGGTATGGGAATAAGCGTTCTTTTTCGTGGGATTGGAGTGTGGTCAAATATTCGGCGGTTTTTTCTATTAGATTTTCCTTAATTGTATTTTTATAATATGTCATATAGATACTGATTGCGATTGCGATTGCGATTGCGATTGCTATTAGTATGATTAGAAAAACCCATTTTTGTATTGTCATATATTATACTATTATATGATATATGCCTAGACCAAAAGGGGTGAAAAATAAACCTCGAGAACAAGAATCACCGAAAGAGCCAAAAGCACCGAAAGAGCCAAAAGCGCCGAAAGAGCCAAAAGCACCAAAAGCGCCGAAAGCACCAAAAGAGCCGAAAGCGCCGAAAGCACCGAAAGCACCAAAAACAAAAACTCTTTCCAATGAACAAATAATCAAATTGCGTGAAAAACGTACAAAATGTATTCAAAAATATAGGGAAAAATGGAATAAAACTCGGGGAAAAATGGCTCCTAAAAAAGAAAAACAAACAAAAAAAAAGCGAGAACCTATAGCATAAGTTTTAGGGGAAAGGTTTATATATGTATTATATAATACATATATAATGAACCAAACAGAAGAAGAACAAATAGAAGAAATAATAGAATCAGAACTGGAAGAGAAAGAGAAAGAGGAAGAGGAAGATAAAGAGGAAGAACAAGAACAAAAACCCTATGCAATCACAATAGAATTAGGAGATATTATCCAGATTTTCGCACCACAAAATTTAAATATCCACGAAAATACCATCTATGTGACATATATCGACGATTTTAAATTAAAGGGTACAAATATTTCCACATACATGACAATACAACTCAATATTGAGAACCAACGATTCACCGACGAAACTATCCGACAGATTGATATTCTTAGTAGAAGCGAAGTCTCCGGATATGCACGACAAAACGGTCTTATACAAGGTGTCTGGGTAGATATTTATTTCGGTATGAATATACCTACGGTTATTACTGGTGAAATCACAAATTTAGATGAAGACCAAATAGAAATCACTACCGTGCCTGCACTAGATGCCATATATATTGATTTCGAATATAAAGGCCTCCCAGAACATATCCCCATACGCGAAATCGTTATAAGACAAAAACCTGATAGATTCAACCGGCTCAACCTTTTGAAACTCCGCGAAGAGAAAGAAGACGGCGAAGAAATCAATATAGAAGATTTAATCAACGGCGAAGGCGAAAAAGGAGAAGGAGAAGAAGAAGAGGAAAAAGATATAATTAAATTAGGCGAAACAAATGAACCGCAAGATAATATCCGCGATATTTTACAAACCACACTACGTAAATCGTCGGGTATTATATACGGAAAACGCTTGGATTCGGTTATTCAAATAGTCGAAGTCAGCGAAGAACATAAACGCTATCATATAGATGAACAAATCAATAGTCTATTAGACGAATTCCTCTCAACCGTGCCGAACTATGCCCGTACAAAATCATATATGAATAATATCCATACCCTTATCGAAAGATTCCGAGAACTTCGAACGAAATTCTCTCTATTTGACGAAAACGGAGATATCGAATCCCTACGAATCAAAGGACCCTCATATAAACCGATATTAGACCCCCTTTTCAAATTGGATTTGGCGCCGAAATGGTTTATACCCACAGTATCTTTAACTAAAAAACTCTATTTTACACAAGATAGAGATATGAACCTGAATATCGAAGATATTATGGAATATACCATGATAAATAGTCTCCGACAAGAAGAACAAACGAGGAATAAATCCTATTATAAGAATTTTTCGAAAATAGACGAAATCAAATATACGTCTATGTATCAACAAACGCGGAATTTTTATACACCGTACCTCCCGCCAAGTAAGAATCAAACCATACTATATGATAAAGACGTACATGTAAATATAGAGGGTGTTATAGATAACGGCGATTCGTTTTCTACCAATATTGGGAATGAGAAAGTACATCGAGTGAAAAATGTCATACAAACCTATAATTTGGGGTTATCACAAGTGAAATCTCATATAGAAAAGGGAGTTCATACCTATATGACAGAAGCAATGACGCCACCCGACCATATTCATATAAAATCGTTTATGATGATGCCCTTGGATGTAATGAGTTATTCGCGAATCTATTGTCCTACTTCGAATATTTTGGAAAAAGCGAATCTATCCAAGGTGGATTATTTTCTATTTTTGCTATTGAAAAAAAACCGTAAGATCCAATTCATCAACGAATTGACAAAAGAGTTGGAATACGACCTATTTGATAATAATATAAAACAATTTAATCTATTGGAAGACGTCGGTGTAGGCGATAAAAATAAATTTCATAAATTCTTGGATGTCATTTTACCGAAAACCAATATTATTATTAACCAACTGGCGAACCATATGTCATATAGAACATCTTTCCATAGTGTAATTAAATATCTGGAGCTGTTCGGAATTTATTCCGAGGATATTACGTTCTCGAAATTCTATACAGGTACGAATGAAAAGAAACTCTCGTCCTATGGAGAAATCCGGACTTTCATAGATAATCAAATAAAGAATATTCGTATCGCCTATAAAACGAAAACCGCGCTTTTCGAGAAATTCGGGGATAAATCGAAGACCGCCATGAATATGTTGTCTATTATAAAAATATTATTCGAGAAAAAGGAAAATCTGAACTTATTGATGGAATCTTATAAATTAGAAAAGGACCAACTCGCGACCTATATGACATCCCCCGAAGTTCTCGCAATTATGATGGCGAAAGACCATGGAACACTTTTTTGTCTATTATTATCCTCTATGATGAGCACGTTATATATGCCAAATAATTTATATGCCAATGTAAATGGGGAAGAAGCAATCGATATGTCCGATATAGAGAAAATAAAACCGACGGATTGTGCCAGAAAAGTCTTGGCTAAAAAATATACTTCTATAGGACAATTACAGAAAGATAATGGGACAGTAGAGGTCTTTTATGATAAAGATTTCGACGATACCCCCTATAACATATTGAATAAATATAAAGAACAGAAAGGGAAAATGTTACCCGAAGAATTCCCAGAATTTTTAACCGAGAACTTGATACATAAGCACGATTGTCCTATAGAAATCGCGCCGGAATTAACTACCACACTAATCGCAGGTAAACGCGCGGTAAAAGAGGGCGAATATGCGATATTAGAATTGAAACCCCAGTTACCTAATGGAATGATGGACGATATCGACGAAAAAACGAGAGAAAAAATCGATATAGAAAGCGAAATCCGTGTCAAATATCAATATTACCGCCGCGTGAAAGACCACTGGGTGCAAGAACGCGATATTGACGAAAACGCATTCCTCGATAATAATTCCCTTTTTTGCAATATCCAGCCGGATTGTATGAAAGTCGAATTAGGATGCATCACCGCAGAATCCGCCGCAGAACGTATTAAACGTATCACATCCAGACGCGCAAAAGAAGAATTCGAAAATCGTATCGATATTTCGGCGAAAGAAATAGAACAAAATATTCTATCTGACATACAACGCCACTTACGCCGAATTGTAAAACTGAATGTTTTGACTACTATCCAAAACGAGAAATACGACTATTTGGCAAATGCACTCGGTACGATGTCAGATAAACCGGATATTATTATTTCCCCCTACGCTAAACTCCGCGACCTCATCTTGGGTCAAACCGATTTCACGAAAAAACAGAACGAAATTGTCCGGTTCGTCGAACTTTATTGCAGAGAGGCCATGATAGAACAATTGGGCGAGAACCTAGCATGGAAATACTGCCAAGCCACGAATACACCCCTTATGCCAACATTTCTATATGACCTAGCGTATGCGTTTATTAGTGATGGCGATTATAGGACTTTATTAGACGAAATTTGCGCCAGCATTGGCGTATTGAGCGAAGACGGCGATTCGGTTGTAGATAAACATACGGGATATGTTATACGAAAAATCGATTTCTCTACAGAGGAGGGATTCTCTGCAGAAGGATACCGTATTACCACACATTCCGTAATGGAAAAGAGTTTGAGTGCGGTGGTTCTCGAAAATCTGGGGAAAAAGGTGATGAGAGAATTCGAAGACGAAAATTCGAATTTGATTTATAAAATATTCTCCTTCATTTCTTCGAATATAGGTATTCCTACAGAGTTCATTTTCGATTTCGTCCATTCTATTTCTAGCGAAATTGTGAAAAAAACAATCAAGTCCGAAGAAATTTATAATAAACAAATGGAAAAATTGGCAAAACAGGCCGAAACGACAAATAAAAAATTCAAACCGGCCACTTATCATAAATATAAAAACGAAAACATCATCCATATTGTCACTGGCACTACTTTTGTAGCTATACAAACGGCGATGCCTACCTTTTTCACAAAGAAAACATACCCAGGATGCGTAAAATCCTTCGAAGGCTATCCATTCACCGGTATTGAAAATACAAAAGGAATTCAATATATGGCGTGTATTCTGGAAAAATCGAGGGCGTCTATCGAACCATGGGATTCTATTAAATCTATGAAACAAGATATTATCGCGAAAAGAATGAAGGACGCAATCGAGAACTTTATTATTAAACACCCCAAAGTTGAAGAGGCCTATATTCTAAAACGCCAATATCTAGAAGATAATCCCGATATAGAAATTGAGAAAGAACATGCCGTAGAAAAATGGAGAACTTTCATGCCGCCACTCGTCGATGTACAAATCACGAAATCCATTACAGGTATCGGCGAAGGGTTCTACGAAGAACTCATTGCCGAAATAAAAGACGGTAAAAAATCGCAAAATGAAAAAGAATTGGTTCTCAAAAGCAAAATCGCGTATTTTACCGCGGCGATTATTGAATGTATTCAGGCGATAATACATAAAAAAGAACTATTTTTGAGAACATCCGGAAATGTTCCCTTTTTACAAAACGCGTGCTGTAATGAAAAAGAAAAATCAATCATTCCTATTTATTATTTTATTGAAGAAGACGATAAAATCAAATCCTATGTGAAATACGCGGCCAAATGTCGAGACCTCATTTATAAATTACGCCTCCTTTCAAAATCCCCCATGTTCTCCTATTCCTTCCCCCAATCACTGTTTAACCGCGCACCTATTCAAATAGGTATTCTAGAAGATAATCTATATGACACAATCATCCACTACTTGGGAATGGATAAAGGACTACCTATATCCCCAGAATTTCATGGTATTTTACAAGAAATCCCAGATGGATATAATGCGAAATGGTCTATTATAGATAAAATCGCATATTTAAAACGAGTTGGAAAACGATTCGACGAGAACCAATTCTATGAAGTGATGCGAATTGTTGGAAAACGCAATATAGTGAAAGTGTATAATCCGCCGAATATTTCCCCTGTAAATGCCCTCCGCGAATTTCTCTCTCGTTTTGAAACCGCCACTGGAGAACCTAAAATTATCGAGAAGGGATTAGCTACAAATATATTGAATAAATTGAAAGACTATAAACCGAAAACGATTTATAATACTCTGGATAAAAAAGAAGACCGCGACTTACGAAGCTATCTGATTAATGCCAATACACAAATGCATCGCGAAATAGTAGAATTCTTCAAAATGCACGGTAAATTGAATAAGCGGCGACTGAACGAAATCGACCAATTTTTACGTAACTTGACCGTATTTCAAACAGAAGATACGCCGAAAAGCATGTTTCATATCGCCAAATTCATGAAAAATGTCGTATATGATATTACTCGCGTTCTGCCAAATATTATATTGAATGATGTAGATGTGAATAATACCCCCAACTACTGGCGACTATCTGAATACGATGAATTCGATTTAGATAATTTTATTCGGTCATATATAAAACCATTGAATGAATTCCGTAAAGATGTAGTCATACACGAACTCATACGCGGCATACAACTCAAACTCGCGGATTTGAACCTTTTTATCCAACATATCCCCGTAAATAATCCAATGTTGAAAGAAAATATACTATATTATTCTCTATTTGATAAAGAACAGATTTACTATTTACTCACATATACTTTTTATTCTGTCCTATATGAATATATTCATAGGGCAAATGACGACGTATATTTAAAAAGAGATATTATGCAATCGAAAAAAGAACGTAGACAGAAAATACGTTCGTCAAAAGACCCCTCCCAATTTCTAATGGGCGATGAAATAGAAGACCTATATGACGAATTAGATGAAATACAAATAGACGAGGGGAACCAACTCGACCTGAAGGAACGCGTGGCGCAAGTTCTCTTGGGCTATGTTACTATCGTGGAAGAAAATAAAAGTTATGCGAATTATAGCTACGAGACAATAGATAAAAAAGTGAGAAAAAGCCGAGAACGCGAGAAGAAGATGATTACCGACCGATTCAAGACCATTTCCGTAGATGAGCGTAAGGTAGAGAATATGATGAAACAATATAGAATAGGAAAATGGAATGTGGGCCAACAGAAGGGACTCGTTGTATATGATAAAGAGACGAGTGACCGCGAAAGGAACGAAATGAACGCGAGAGAACAGAAGGATGAGAAGGAAATCGAATTCGATTTGATTTATCAGGAGTTAGAAGCCAGCGAAGGCGAAGTCGATGCCCCCGATGGAGATGCGGACCCCCATGTCCGATTCGAAGAAGATTATGAAGAACAGACGGATATAAGGGGAATGCATCAAGATTATAATGACGGGGTTTTCTATCAAGACGATGCAGCGGAAGATTTCGGAGATGATTAAACCCTTGAAGAATAGATACGAAGTGGAATGGGACATTTGAATTCATTCAATTGAATAAAGATAGGTCATATAGAAATATTTCTATATGACATTTACACGGGTTTATCCTAATAAATATAACAATTGTCACATACACTGTTATAATTTTTGATGGTTTGTAAGATTTTATATCAAATTCATCCGCTCTTCGGATGGATTTGGCAACTTTGTAGAAGGTATTTTATTATTGTTTTCTTTTTCTTCTAGATTTCGTTTTTTTAGATTTCGTTTTTTTAGATTTTCTTTTTCCACCAAACCTCTTTTTGGAACCAAGAAAACGAAAAATGTCGTCTTCCGTACCAGGACATACTTTACGTTTACATAAATTTTCTGTTATACTCACAATTTCTGGTATCATATCTGGTGAAACATTTGGTTCAATAAGTTGTCCATATTTATCATCTAATGAATATATTGTATAACCTTCAACATTTGGGTCTGTTTTAAAATCGCTAACTCTGAATTGTTCTGCTACATGAATTGAAAGAAAACCATCGTTTGCTTCTCCATGTTCTATTTTAAACCAAGGTTTAATGTTGGTGGTATTATTGTGTGAATATCTATTATATCTTATTGCAGGTCTTGCATACATCAATTTAAAATCTAATTGTTTTTTTTGTTTTCTAAAAATATTTATAAAATCACTTGTTCCAATATATGTTCCTATATATTCAACATATTCTGCATGATCATCACGATTTCTAATCATGTAATTTTTACCAATTTCCAAATCTTTTAATGTTGTTATCATTTCAAAATACCGTGAAATTACATTATAATTTACAGCCATATATATTATAAAATATATAATAATTGAATTACTTGTATTTATTTTACCTGCACTCCTTCGCTATCCATTCGACATTTTATCATAACACTGATTATTATATAAGTCATATAAAAATCGGTGAAACATGAAACATATACAAAACAAATATAATCCTATAATAGAAATATGTTATCCCTAAAAAAAATCAGAAAGAGAAAAGTCATCTTCGCTATTACCCTTTTTTTGGCCCTTTTCTACGCCTTTCATGCTATAAAACCCGGATTCGCATATAATCAAGACGGTGGCATAAGACCTTTCGGTATCGGCTATCGCGATAAAACCGTCATTCCCCTTTGGCTCATCGCCATCATCCTTGCTGTATTGTCATATATAATCATTTTAGGAATAACCCAATAAAATTCTTTATATGACAATATATACGCACACCTAGAATGGACTCTCCCAAACTCATTGAACATGGTACTATGCAATATATGCAATCTATCCTATCCCGATGCCATGAAAATCGCGTGGGACTCTATCTATATGCACTAAATATAGGGGTTCTCATCTTTTTTGGTGCCATCCTATTCTTAATATTATATTATTCTTATAGGACACGGCTTACCCCAGAAGAGACCTATCAAAAGCGGATAAAGGAACAGGAATATATTTTATCGAAAATCAAAGTCTATAAAGAACACCAACACCATATCAAAAGTAGCGGGGGGTTTACCGCATTGCCGGTTACGGATTCTGCCTTCGGATAAGGGTCTTTGACCCGACAGAAAGGGTCTTTGACCCGACAGAAAGGGTCTTTGACCCGACCAAAATGGTCATTTGCACGCATGTCACATAAATAATATTATTTATATGACAGAATATTATACTTATGATACAAGAATTGAGAGAACACGCATTGACAAACGAAAATACAGGACAAGCCAAATTATTTGACCATCTCGATGCCCTTATACCAACCATCGACGAACTCGTCATCGAAGAACCGCTATCCGGCGATATAGATTTAGAAGTCGTGGATAAATGCGATTTTAAAAATATCACGACCATCCGATTCGCACCAGGTCATATAACCAGTATTCAAAATATACCCAAAACGGTTAAAAAATTATCATGTCCACGCAATCTTCTCACCCACTTGGATAATATACCCCCCACGATTGAAATCCTAGAAATACCGGAAAATTCCATACATCATATCGATTTGGCACCTCTAAATAAATTGAATACACTCAATATACATTCGAATAAATTCGAAGTTCTCGAGAACTTACCCAAATCCATCCAACATATTCTATGTGACAATAACCAAATCCGCCGTATTAATTTAGCCAATGTCGCGAATTTAGAAACCCTCCATTGTTCGAATAATGGTCTCATGTATATCGAAAACATGCCCGATACCATCACCGATTTCGTAATGGAAAATAACCCCCTCCTCGATATTCAGTATAAAACAAACGGAATGTTCGATGAACCACATGCACATACCAGTCAACAAATAGAATATACGGATGCACTGAATCAATATTATAAATGGAAATCCGAATATGAAACGAAATCTCTTATTCAAAAAAAACGCATATTCGGACGCGTGAAAGAAAGAAGCGGCGTCAAACGCGCAAAGAAAGAAGCAAACCAAATAAAATCCTCCTGTGTTTTATGTAAACGCCAAGTAGGGATGCTTTTTTATAGAAAAGACAGTCATCTTATAGGACAATGCGGTGATGCAAATAATCGGTGTCTCGATGTTAAATTATATATGGGGGAACATTTAAGTCTTCATAAATTAATTGACGAATATAATGATATCGAAGAATACGGAAAACAAGAAATCATCAGCATCAAATACAATACACTATTCAACTATATGACAGAAACCGAATCAGTGAAGGAATTCAAACTTAAGTTAGATTTACATAATACATCCGTTGAAATGAATAAAGAATTCAAAGATAAATACGAAAACCTATATTTCAATCCAGATAAAAAAGAAATGATACAGAAGAAAAGCATAGAAATCGCGGAAATACAACAGAAAATCCGAGAACTATATGACCAATATTCCAATAGTGGTAACCGAGATATTTTAGCCACGGCAGTCGAACTACATAATAAAGAAGTCTTACCATTGGTCGAATCCATGAGATATTTGAAATATGATACAGTAGAAATGGACCTATATGACAATATAAATACTCTTGTTCAGCGACCGGTTGGTATACGTCATATAGAATATTTGATTGGAGAAACACCAAAGGTTGTTACATGGGTAAAAAGAGATGGATTGGAAAAAATCCCTGTGTAAAGAAGATAAACAAGACTTGTAGGAGTATTTGGTCAACATTTATTGTAATTATGAATACCGTCCCATACAATTCCGTTTTTATTCGCCCATGCTTTTAGTGCGCAATTTCTCGATTGTGCCCCGTTGAAAGTAGACCATCTTACATCTGTGAAATCTACTGTTCCTGTGCCATTATATATATTGTAGCCAAATGGTATATTTTCCAGACTATAACCGGTTAGTTTAGCTGTTGTTGTTAACGAGCTATCTGGCTTATTATATGTAGTCCCTTCGCCATTATTTGCATTACCACCTGCGGGTATAAAATAGTTTGTAGTTATTGTTGGCATAGAACCTATATTGACTTTTTTCGCACCACCTATGAGACAAGTGCCGTCTTTTTGCAGTTCCCAAAAATCCGGACAAGGATTCGTATTTTGTGGATAATAATCTTTCGGGAATTTGAAAAATACCATCATATAGGAAATGAAAAAAAAGAGAACACATAAAGCAATCGATGTGATTAGATATTGATATTTATAGAAAATTACATAACGAATACTAAATCCTAATCCGATTAAAAATAATAAAAAAAACGATATTACGCTTATAATATATATATTGCTATCCATATACATATTATTTTTATTTTTATACAAATTAATAGCTATTACATTGTGTGTTTGAGGCACTTATATCACTCGGATTCTTATTACCGCTATTTGGACATTTATTCGAAGACTGTGTTTCATTTGAATTGGACGATACTGTATCTGACATAACTAATCCGACTCCTGTTAATGCTAAAATAAGCAAAACGACAGCTACCATTAATACAATAGAATAGAAATCCATATATAATTATAAAATATAATAATGCCTATATGAAAGGTTAAGAAGGCATTATACCTCCATTTTTAGTATAATATTCATTGATATAACACGTATTGCATAATGCAATATATAATGTAACCATTCCTATTGAACCTATTGTTCCTATTATTCCAATAATGTTACTCGCTGTTTTTTCTTTCATGTTTAACTGTATAACTAAAAGTTCCTTTATACTTGACATTCCTATTGATTCTAGAATTGTACTTGTGATTGTATAAGCGACCCATATAATAATAAATATAATCGCAACAATATAAAAAATAAAATTATAATTAAATGCTGTCATTATAATGGTATTAAATACGTCATTAAAATTCGCGAAACCCATATATATTTAGTCGTAGTAAAGAAAACTAACTATTGAATAAAAAAGAATATAGAATATATATATTATGCTAAATCCAGTAAATATAAATCAAAATTATCAACCAATTATTCAACCAGAACGTTATAATGGACGCGTGAATATTGTATCCCAACCCGACCCTAGTGCTGTTTTCAAAATGCAGGAAAAAATCGCATTGAAAAATAAATCAACTGAATATCGTAGTGCTTTAGCTGGAAATGATTGGGAAGAGAATATATTAGCTAGTACTTTTTTTTCTACGGAGAATATCCAGATTATTCAAAATGGCTTACGTGCAGGCGTTTATGAAATGTCGAATCACGAAATCATTATACCCCCACAGAATCTCGACCAATTGAAAATTATTATGCGTAGCACTTATTTGCAATATGCGGAACATTATGAACAAAATATACGGGGACAAATAGAACGTTTAAATAAATTAGTTTTGGATTATGCAGTGCCTACTGTTTTCGGAGAAGCCCGTGGATATTTAAAGTATATACAGGACCAGAGCACATTGGTTGTTCCGCTTGAATTACCTAAACACCATGACCGTCAATATAAACAACTTGAACTCAAACCATGGTTTTAAACCCTTGAAGATACCAGTAACGATTTTATCGTTCTTCGTTTTCTATTATTGTAATATCGTTATTATATTTTTTTATATGACCACTCAATACTTGTCTACAAAAAGGGCAATCTAAAGTTATACATTTCTTCAAGCATTTTTGATGAAAACATGTATTACATGTCGAATGTTGTATAATTTTATTATTTTCATCGCTGCTATTTACATTTTCCAAACATATACAACATTCTTTTTCTTTTATATGAATTACAGTATCATTCTCTGTGATAATATCATATATTGCATTTATTTGTTGTTGAAATAACTCGCGTTGTTGTTGTTCTTCAAACCATCTCTGAATAAGCATTTCTCTTTGATTGAAACGATTATCATGTTGATTATTATTTACAAAATGTTGAAAATCAATGTTAACTATAGCAATAACAGAAATAACACATATGGAATACATTATATTTTCTGTATCTTCAAACCTATATGTTCCATCTTCAATACGTCGATGTATATAATTGAATACTACAAAATTAATAGCAAGCACAACAATAGATATTATATCTCTCATATCTGGGGTATCGCCACCGATATGTGCGGATTTTGTTCTAAGTATATTTGAACGGCTTGCTTGTTTTGAATGGATTGCTTGTTGTGAACGGGTTGTTTTTTTTGAACGGTTTGAACGGTTTGAACGGTTTGAACGGTTTGAACGGTTTGAACGGTTTAAACGGTTTGAACGGTTTAAACGGGTTGTATTTTTTGAACGGGTTGCATTGTTGGGCTTACTAAATGGTGATTTACTATTTTTTTTGGACGGACTTAATAATAAATTGTGCATTTTTGGTATTAAATTTTTTACTATTTCTTTTCTATGTTTTATAACATATGTTTTAAAATTTTTCATATATTCTATTGTTTCTTCATAATCAATTTTATTTATTTTACATATTTTTTTAATATTATTATTCGTAATGCCTATAATCCTGAGTAGTATATCTTCTGCTGCGAGTTTAGTATTCATATAAAATGTGCATATATTTTATTTCAGATTATTTGCAATAATATGACATAATTCTGTTGATTTTATAAATACGAGGTGCAGATTGAAATGTTAAAAGATGTAAAATGGGTCTTTACTATGAAGTGAAATGAGAAAAGGTATAAAATGTGTAAACCATTGAATAAAAAAATGGGACTTTTTTTATTCAAGGTTAGTTAATACGATTCCACTTTTTGTCTATATGACCGAAAGGGTGTCCCATTTTTTAGAGTTAGATATAGGTGACTATTTATAATTAGTTTATGATTAAATTTCTTATAAATTCGATTTTGCTCATGCAATCAGGGTCATTGACATTGACGATTCCGCTTGTTACCATCTCCAAGAATAACTTTGTTTGGGCATTTTCTTTTGCTGCTTTGATTTCTTCGAGACGTTTGTTAATATATAAATATTGTTCTTTGTCCAATAAGATGTTCGGTTCTTGTTTGACGACTACATCATCGTCCTCGTCTTCGTCCTCGTCAGGGATGAAAGTTCGATGTCTATGGATGTTTCTCTGTTCGGCAGAGACATGGATTACTTCCACTTCCTCTTCCTCTTCCTCTTCCTCTTCCTCTTCTTCTTCCTCTTCTTCTTCCTCCACTTCTTCTTCTTCCTCCTCCTCCTCTTCTTCTTCCTCTTGTTTTCTCTTTTTCTTAACACTTCCGTCAGGATTTATCACATCAATATGTTGATCCCAAAAATCATTACATAATAAATGCATAGGTGTTCTTTTTTTATCTTTTTTGTTTTGTGCATGAAACATATAATGTGTTGATTTTCTGGTATCATATTTATATATTGTCTTGCACAATTTTGTTTTCAAGCATTGCGTACAATAACCTTCTTTGTTAAAGTCATCTTCACCAAACTCATATTTTGCATGACCCTTCACAATATGACGATGCATTGATTCTTTCGCATTGAATTTTTTGACACAGATATTACATCTGTATGATATTTCCTTTTTATTGGTCTTTCTCTTATCACTAGAATTCTTCATTGTTGACAACATCTTTCGTGTATGATTTTAAGCTTGCTGTAAAAGAAAAAAAATAAATCAATTTTCCGAGAACCAAAAGGTGCAACACCCATTTTCGAGAACGAAAACAAAAAAGGGTTTTATCCCCTTTTTATTTGTTTTATCTATATTTTATACTTTTTATATTTTATAATACTTATTCTCCAACTTATTCTTCATTATCTGGTATCTTTGGGACGACAATCTTCAATTTTTTCTTTGACCCTTCGCCATTTGACTCATCAGGAGTCTTTTTCTCTTTTTTTGCAGCGGCTTTTTTTTCCCGTTCGGCTTCTTTAGCAGCGGCTTTTGTAGCTTTCTCTGCCTCTTTTGCAGCGGCTTTGGTAGCTTTCTCTGCCTCTTTTGCAGCGGCTTTTGCAGCTTTTTCTGCTTCTTTTGTTGCTTTCGCTTCGGATTTTTCTCCCTCTTTTGTAGCGGCTTTTTTTGTTGAAGGTGCTGAAACACCCGAAATAGGAGAATTTATATCCACCGATTCGTTATCAGATTCGTCATCACCAGATTCTATAGAATTCATCTCTTTTAATATCTCATCTTCGTCAATATATTCTTCCTCTGATAGCTCTGTAGGTAGATTTACTACTACCACATTTTCTTCTTCCTCTACGACTTCTTCCTCTACGACTTCTTCCTCTACGACTTCTTCCTCTTGTTCTTCCTCTACGACTTCTTCCTCTTGTTCTTCCTCTACGACTTCTTCTTTTTTCTCGGCTTTCTTTGCAGCAGCAGCTTTTTTCTCGGCACGTTCAGTCTCTTTCGCAGCTTTTTTCTCGGCACGTTCAGTCTCTTTCGCAGCTTTTTTCTCGGCACGTTCAGCCTCTTTCGCAGCTTTTTTCTCGAGAACATCAGGGGCATTGGCCCTTGCTTGTTTCGCCTGTAATTTCAAAGCTGCACGTTTCAGGGCTTTCTTCTCGTCGGTCATTTTTTTATTTGTATCTTTAATCGAATTCGCAAATGCTTCGTAGAAATTATACTGCTCGGCGATATTATCATCCATCAGATGCATAGCTTCCGTGATTTTAGATTGGATTTCTGGAGTAATAGAATCACCGAGTGTAAGAGATTCTAGAAGCCAATATGCGAATAGCGCATATCTTCTATATTTAAATGGAAGAGACTTCATATCAGGAGTATTCTCTTCCACCTCTTCGATATACTCGGCGTCAATAGCCTTGATAACCTCATTTGTAGCGACAACTTGTTCGATAGCGTTCATCTTTTAACTGGCAATAATGCTTTTGAAGAGTAAATAAAAAAGTCAATCAATTTTATAGCCGAGAACAAAAACCTCTATATATTTTTAGTCGAGAACAAAAATACACGAAACTAGCACGAAACCAGCACTCAATATTTTACACTCCAATATAATTCTATATCTATTTTTATATTCGTCAGCAATAGATAGACACCAGTAATATTTATTACAAAGAATGCATACCTATAGTCACATAGATATATTATTCCAAACGAATTGCATATCCATGCAAATAAAATACAAAGCACAACATATATACTTATCGTCTTTATACTTATCATCGATGTCATATTTTATTGTAGTCAAAGGGTGTCATATAGAAATCAATTTTATATGACATAATAGGTCGAGAACATTTCCCAGTGATGTTTTGTGTTATATGTGCGAATATTCCCCATACTAAACATATAGACTTTGCGCAGTTATCATATACTTCAAAATATGTTCGTCGATTTCCGACAGTTTTGCAAATAGTTCGAATTCGCCTATGTTCTCGCATATCGCAGCAAACTCCTTCCCTATTTTCGATATTTTGAGAACCGCTTTCGTAAAATCCCCGATAGAAATACCCTTTTCACCACCCAATACTACCTGAATGACCGCCTTACAATCTATTTCGTCTTGTGCTAAATACCACGAACGCATGACATCTACCAAATCAAACGTCAAATCCTCGGCGTCATAATCATCACTATACTTATAGGACTCGTATGCCCACTGGCTAAATTTAAATAAAAGGTCGCCTTCGTCAAATGCGGTCAAATGACTTTTCCTCAAATCGTCCACCACCTTGATTTGAGTAAAACAAGAGAATGCACAAACTAATTCTATAGGACCAAAATCGGAGAACTTGTTCCACTGTTGCATCATATATCCACCTATCAAACAGGGTATTTCCGCCACTTGCGACATTTTACCCAATAGAGTAAGTGTAATGGCATCATTAGTCGCCAAATCAATAAACCCTTGATTTAATAGAATCTGTAATCTATGTGATACTTGGTTCTCGATATATTCGGATAAATAACGTAAATTGTCTTCTTCTTCTAATATTTCTTTTTCAATCGCCTTGATATCCTTGAACCGTTTCACATCATATTTTATCAATCGATATTCGTCTGCTAATGAATGAATTGCCCTCTCCGCCTCCTTCCGTTTTTTATTCACTGCGACTTCTAACGTTTGTTCATATAGAATCCATTTTTCACACGCTTCGCGTGGCGTGCGCGTATTCACGGCAAAGGCATTTTTCTTCTCCTCGTATTTTTCTTTTATATGACCGACTGTGAGAATCTGGGCATTAATCGAATCGTTGATATGTTCTGCCATCATACTCTTTTCTATGAATTTTATCATTTGGGACTTATTACAGGGTTGATTCGCCCTGATAATATTCATGATAACATCATATGATACTTCGAATTTGGATACTAATCGCTGGGGCTTACCGCATAGAAGTTCTCGGTATTCCGTCGAAGAAGGGGTCATATAGAGATTATTGCAATGGATTATATGACCGACTTTATCAATCCCGCGCCTTCCGGCGCGGCCGGCCATCTGGGTATATTCGTGGGGGAAAAGTAGTCGGGGGCCTTTACCGTCGAATTTTGTCAAGCTAGTGAAAATAGTGGTTTTTATAGGACAATCTAGGCCGATGGCGAAGGATTCTGTGGCAAAGAGGAGCATGATATATTTTTTGGAAATCATGATTTCTACGATTTCCCTTAAAACGGGAATCATGCCTGAATGGTGGATACCTATTCCTTTTTCCAATAATTTGACGAGGTCTTGGTATTCGGGGAGTTCCAAATATTCGCGATAATTCGAGAACTTACGGATGATTTTCTCGCATTCTGTGGCGACGGTATAGGGGATTTTACTATCGAATGGGAGGAGGTTAGTGGTTATTTCTTTTGCGCAAATTTCCACGTTTTTTCTTGAAAAGACGAAGGCGATTGCTGGGAGCATTTCTTTTTCTTTGAGCATTTCCGTCAAATTGTTGAGAACATGTTTTCGTATCATGAACTGTTGATTGGTATCTAGAATCTTTTTTATCTTTTGGACTTTGTGGACGGCAGTCTCTTTGAAATCCCCCGCTGGGGTCTTGATGACGGTGAGTTTATTTGTGGCATCGCGGATTTCTTTCTGTATGACTTTATCGCGGACGCATTTGAATATGGATTCCGTAGTGGTCATATAGGCATAATGTGTTAGGGGTACTACGCGGTGGTTCGTAGATGCTAGCCAGACTTGTGCGGAAGGGGTGTTGTTTTGGACCCCTGCATTTGCGGAAGGGGTGTTGTTTTGGACCCCTGCATTT